TTATGGAAAATAATTTAAAAGATCAACATTATAAAAACATGGGTATAATGCCTGTACCTCACGGGTGCGGCGGTCGGGTCTGTTCTCCAAGTCCTCCAATGGTGCGTTAAGGTCAATGTCGTGCAGCTTTGCATGGGCGATTTCATGGATAAGTGTCTTTAAGGTTTGCAGCTCGCTCATGCCCTCATCAAGGGCAATACGCTTGTCCTCCAAGTGGTAGTAACCATGTGCGCCGCCCTCGATTTTTTCAAAGCCAACAGGAACAGGAGAAGTCTTTTCAAGGGCAGCGAAAACCTCCTTGTAATGCTCCACATCTCCGGTCAGCATATTTACGGCAATGTCGGGGATTTCCTTTCCCTCGGTCTGCGATACATCAAAGACAGATACCACCTTAAAGGCGGGGATTGTGATTTCCTTTTCTTCGGTTACGGGCTTTCCGTCCTTACCGATAATGACTTTCTGTGTTTGCGGGTCGATTTTCTCCATTTCTTTTTTAATCTTGAACGGCGACGGGGCAAGGATTTTGATACCCTTTTGTCCTTTCATCACGTTTCGTCCAAAGTTATTTTTCCATGCGGAAAATCCGGCGATAAGGGAAGCGTCGGGCTTTTGCATGGCGATCAGCAGCGTATTGTTAAAGCTGTAATTATGAAACTTTGACATGACGCGCAGATATTCCTTGTAACGCTCGCTGTCGAACAGCTCCGTAATGCCTTGCTCCAAGCGGTCGGTTATCTCTTTGAGCTTTTCGGCTGGCTTCTCGCTCGTCAGCACGATAGGGATAACCGGGCGCGGCTCCTGCTGCTGTGCTTCGGGAATGGTCGCCGTCTGTACTGCCGGGGCTGCGTCCAGTTCGATGGTCGGCTGCGGGTAGCTCATAATGCGGTATTCCTCCGGCACGTCCCGTCCCTCAAAGTGTTTCTCCCATTCGTCGCCGCTTTCCACAAGGTAGCCGTATTCCGTAAAGCTGCCTTTTTCCTGCGCGGCGGCGTTTCGTCCAAAGGCGATAAGGTCAATGCTGTTTTTCCATTCAGCGGGCATTTGCACCATGCCGGATTTGTTAAGGTAATAATCGCCCAATTCGCGGGGATTATGTACTTCGGGGATATGCACGAAAAAGTCCTCGTTATAGGTAAAGTCAATGAGCTGCCCGATATTCTCAAAACCGTTCTTTCGCTGTGTGGCGGCGTTCAGCGCGGCAATCCCGGAAGCGTCAAGGTTTTCCAGTCGTGCCGCAAGGAAATTCAGCTCGTCCACCTGTGCCGCGCATACCATGTCATACGGCAGGGCAATGTGTCTGTCCTCCCGGTCAGAGTAGCCGTGAATGAAAAATTCCTGCGGGTTGTCTGCGGTAATGCCGACGCTTTGCATGGCTTCGTGAAGCTGCTCTTTGGTGGCGGGCATGGAAAGCCAGTAGCCACCCGGTTCTCCCGTTTCAAAACGGGTGCGGCTGTCAATCAGGATTGCAAACTGTTCCGTTTCCTGTCCCGGTTCGGTTCTCGGTGCAGCGGCGGGACTGTCGGCGGCGGGCTGCTTGATTTCCTCGCCCTCTACGGTGTAGCCCGGTAAGAGCTGCCCGTTTACCCTAAACTGTTCCGCGTATTCCGGCGGGATAGCCGGGGAGATTTCCGTAAAAAGTTCTTCATACGCCTTGATACGCCCATTCAGATATTTTTCCATAGCTGCCCGGTCAGCAAATACCTTTCTGTCCTGTCCGGCGATTTTCGCCTGTCCGTACCCGTGGGGGCTGTTGGTGTAGACGTTCCAAGATAACGTATAGGAATATGGAATAGATTTCTGTGCTGCCTTGTCATAGCGGGTATTTTCGTACACATGATAGCTCATTTTATATACCCGGTTGCTGATAATGTGGCGGTCGTTGTCCTCGTCCTGCCACTTGTTCGCCGTATGCTTCACTTCGGGTACTCTTGCATACTCAATCGCCTTGTCATATAACAGGGTCTTTCCCGCCTGTTCCTCCCAGGCGGCAGCCTGTACTTTCAGATTTTCAAAAACGGTCTGTTCCGCAGCCGCGCTTTCTTCCCGCAGCTTCATAAGCTCCGCAAGAGATAAGGCGGTCAGCGGGGAAATATCCGCGCCTTTCGTGTCAAAATAGATACCGCGCTCAATCTTCATCTTGTCGGCGGCGTCCAGTCTGTCGCGGTCGTATGAAGAATAACCTGTTTTCAATTCGTCCATTCGCTTGCTCCTTTCTTTTTCAATCATGCGGTGCATAAGTTCGTAGTCCTCAATACTCATGCTTCCGTCAAATACATAAGGGTCAAAATCTTCCCCGTCCCGGTAGGGCTTTTCGGAAAAGGGAATCCCCGCTGCATGGGCGGCGGCTCTTGCTTCCTCGATAACCTCCGGGGGAAGCCTGTCGTCATGCGCCCCGATAAAACCGTCAAGGTCATTCATGCTGTTTTCATAGTGATAGCGCACTCCGGCGGTCAGTTCGTCAAGGCTCATATCCTCGCCTAAATGCCCGCAGTAGTAGCCGTTTAGAATAACGGCGGCGGGGTCAGCCGCTTTGATTTCCTCTAACCGGCTCCTGTCAAACGGTTCTAAAGTACCGTCCACTTCAAGATGAAACAGCTCGGCGTTCCATGAACGCCCCTCTTTCCAGAACGCCACCCATGCGATACCGTCCCTAAGTTCCTCTTGATAGTCCTTTACGCTGTCGCGCAAACTTGCCATGTGTAAAACCTCCTTTCGCGTATGGCAGCGCGGACGCTGCGTTTGTGGTTACATAGTCCTACTACGGTGCGCCCGCATTTCTGCCAAAGATTTTTGAGGATTTTTAGAGGGTTTGGGAAACTTCCCAACAAGCAAAATCCCCGCCAAGCTCGGTCAGAGTGGCAGGGATTTTACGGAAGTGGGTACCCGCTTCCTATGCTTGCTATTCCAGTTCTTTGTCCTTTGAAATGGTTACTTTGTAATTCACATACTTACCGCCCGTATCAGCTAAAAGCACCGTTCCGTCATAGGTTTTGCCCGTTTTTACGGAATACAGCTTTTTGACTTTTGCCTTGCCGGATTTCAAGAGTGCAGCGGCAATCTTCGGGGTAAAGACAGTTTTTCGTTCTTCAAAGAAGCGGTCATTTTTCCACATGGTAAAGCTGCACTCTTTGTTGGAACAGTAGTAGTTTTTCTTCCCCTCATAGACCGGGGATTTACAGCGGGGGCATTTTCCAAGCTCTGTTTTCTCTGTCTTGAAAAGCTCCTGTTTCTCGCCTAACACGGAAGCATAGGTTTTTACAAGCTCCTGTGCCATTGCTTCAATTCCCTGCATGAAAGCGGCAGGGTCGGCGTTGCCCTTTGCAATCTGCGTCAGATTGTTTTCCCATGCAGCCGTAAGCTGCGGAGAAGTTAAGCTGTCCGGCAGGACGCAGACAAGGCTTGTGCCGTCTTTGGTGGGAAGTAGCTGCTTGCCCTTGCGCTCCACAAAGCCGCCTTTCACTAACTTTTCAATGACAGCGGCGCGGGTGGCAGGCGTACCAAGCCCCCGGCGTTCTGCGTCCGGGTCGGTGTCCTCATTTCCGGCGCGTTCCATAGCAGAAAGTAAGGACGCTTCATTGTGGGGCTTCGGCGGCGTCGTTTCATGCTCCGTAACCTTTGCAGCAGGGTTTTCAAAGGTCTGTCCCTCGGTAAAGTCCGGCACATCTAAAACAAGTTCGTTTTCGTCGTCGCTGTCCGGCTTCTTTTTGAGGGTAGCCCGGTAAAGCCGTTCAATGTTTTTCCACCCGGCAGCGATTACCGTCTTGCCACTTGCCGTAAATTCATGGTCGGCGCAGGAGAAAACCGCCGTTACCGCTTCGTAAACGTGCGGCTCTGCGGTCGCCATAAGCAGACGCGCCCCGGTAAGGATAAGGATATTTCTTTCACTTTCCGGCAGCGTAGTAAGGTCAGTTTTTGCAATTTCCATAGTGGGGATAATGGCGTGGTGGTCTGATACTTTTTTGCTGTTCAGAACGCGGGAAATACTCTGTTCATAGGCTGCGCTCGCCATAAAGGGCAGCTTGCCGCAAAGCAGCGATACGATACTCGCCGCTGTGTCGCCCATGTCGTCGGTCAGATAGTTGCTGTCCGTTCTCGGATAAGTAAGCAGCTTCTTTTCATAAAGTGTCTGTGCAAGGTCAAAGGTCTGCTTTGCCGTGTACCCGTAGATACGGTTTGCTTCCCTTTGCAGAGAGGTAAGGTCAAAGAGCTTCGGCGGTATAGCGGTTTTATTTTCACGGGTCAAGGAAGTGCAGACAGCCGCCGACGCTTCGCAGGCCGCTTTCAGTTTGCCCGCTTCATCAGCGGCGCAGATCTTCGCGCTTGCCGCTTCTGCGCCGGGGAGCATAAGGCGCACATGGTAATATTTTTCTTTCTTGAAGTTCATAATGGCAGCGTCCCGGTCTACAAGCATTTTTAGGGTTGGAGTCTGAACGCGCCCCACGTTCAAGGTTTTTCCATACAGGCAGGAGAAAAGGCGGGTCGCGTTAATGCCGATAAGCCAGTCAGCCTTTGCCCTGCATAGTGCGGAATGATAGAGAGCGTCATACCTGCGCCCGTCCTTCAGATTGTCAAAGCCGCTTTTGATGGCGTCCGTTTCCATAGAGGAAATCCAAAGACGGGTAAAGGGCTTCTTGCAGCCCGCTTGATGATAGACAAAGCGGAAAATCAATTCTCCCTCGCGTCCTGCGTCGCAGGCGTTCACGACTTCCGAAACGTCGCTGCGCTGCATGAGGTCTTTTAAGATTTTGAATTGCTTTCCCTTGTCGGCAGCTACGGTGTACTGCCATTCCTGCGGCAGAATGGGTAAGCTGTCATAGCTCCATTTCCTGTACTGTTCCCCATAGGCGGCAGCTTCCGCAAGTCCTACCAAATGCCCGATACACCAAGAGATAACATAACCGTTCCCCTCGATATATCCGTCTTTCTTCTCCCTTACGCCAAGGGCGGCGGCAACCGCCGCCCCGACGCTGGGTTTCTCACAAATCACAAGTTTCATTCTTCCTCGTCCTCCTGTTCGGTGTCTGCGCTGTCAGCTTCTTCCGGCTCGTCCTCGTCGTATTCGTCAAAATCGAACTCGTCAAGGTCGGTGCTGCCTTTCACGTTCTGTTTCGGTTTCATAAACTTAACGTAGTAGAGGGCTGCGCCGCCGCCAAGCAAGCCCACGACAAGGAAAATCAAAAGCCCGCCCATGCCGTTCTGGGGCTGCTCCTGCTCGGCGGGTTCCTCCGGCGTGGCTTCCTTGCCTGTGCAGCTATCCATGTTGACAGAGCAGGCGGGGCAGGCGGTGTTTACTTCGCCCGCCTTGCATTTCTCGGTACAGTTGCAGACAGCCGGGGGTTGTTCGGTCTGTTCCTCCCCGATAATCGCCATAAGGTCGCTTTCGTCTACTTGATTTAGGAAGTGGACGGAATTTTCCCCCTCGGCTGCCCGGTCAACGATAATGTAAAAATAGTTGCCACCTTTGCTTTTCACGACGATAAACTGCTTATCCTCGGCAGCGTCCCCGTCAATGTCGTCCACAAGGGTCATGTTGCCCTCCGGGGTCAAGGGCTGCGGCTCGGTTTCCACGATTACGCCGCTGTCGTCGGTTTCTTCCGTCGGGGTCTGTGCATAGGCGGTAACGGAAAAGCCGCCCACAAGGACAAGGGCGGCGCAAAGTACGGTAAGGCTTGCAAGGATTTTATTCTTCATCTGCATTGTCCTCCTGTTCCTCATAGTCTGCGGGCATAGGGGCAATGCCCGGAATACCTCCGCCCGCAAGCATAGCGGTAAGCTCCTGCGGGGTAAGGCGCATAGAGCGCACAAGCTGAACGATTTGCAGATTTTCCGCTTCGGTTTTCTGTGCTTCCAGTCCGCGCAGCCTGTTCTGATACTCCGTGATTTTCTCACGGGTCTTTTGGATTTCCTTGTCAATTCTTTCGATTTTACTCATTGCCATAAAATTTTTCTCCTTTCGATTTTCAAAAAATGTGTCAGTTCCAGTTCATCAGCCCGTACCCTTTGATACAGGCATAGTCAAGGGGATAGCTCTTAATCTTGCAGGCGTCGCCGGAATTGCCCTCCACGGTATAGACGCGGCTTTCGTCCCTGCCGATAACAAGTCCTACATGGTCTGCGCTGCCGTCTAAATCCCAGTCAAAAAAGATAGCGTCGCCGGGGGCAATGTTTTCATAGCCCCGCGCTCCCCATTGTCCGTGAGAAGTAAACCACGGAATACCCTGCGACTGGCAGGCGGCAAAGCGCGGCTCGGAAAGTCCCATTTGCCCGTAGCACCAGGACACGAAACAGGCGCACCATTCCACGCGGGAATTAAAGCCGTACCAGCTCCAATACGGATAGCCGCCCACATTTCCGACTTGCCGTTTTGCAAGGTCAACGATAGCGGTATTGCCGGGGCGCGTTCCGTTTACAAAGTCCACGCCGCTTAAATCTTCCGACGCGGAAGTGTCGGGAGAGCCGCCGCCAAAGATAAGGGGCTTGTTCCCGCTTGTCTGTAAGTACACCCGGTACATTTCCAGTTGTTCCGGGGTCAGATTGTTTTCCGCAATGGTGGATAGTGGGGTATTCGTCAGCTTGACGTTCAAGATGTAATACTCATAAGGCACTTGTACCGTGTAGGTGTCCGTATGCTCGTTGCCGTCCTCATCTGTCCATGTGTCGGTGCGTTCTTCCTCCCGGTAGCGTATTTCCACTTCCTCGGTCAGCGTCAGCTTGTATTGTTGATTGAAAATCCGCTGTAATTCGCTCTGTACCTCGGCGCAGGTGTAGCTTTGGTATTTTGCGGTCAGATAAGACGCTAATTCATGGGGATTGTGTCCGATATTTGCAAGGTCATAGCGGTACTCGTCATAGCCCGGATTGTCGCGCTCGATATTGTCAATCCTGCTTTGCAGCTCGTTTTCCAATCCTGCGTAGCTGTTTTCCACTTCCACAAGGTCGCTGTCCTCGGACGTATAGGACGTTCCAAGCACGCCGTTTAACGTGCCGGAAAACATTGCCCCACAAGAGGACAGCCCGGACATAACCATGATAAAGAGCAGTAGCACCCCGACAGCGATTGCCACACCCGCCGGGTGCCTTGCCACAAATGCTGCGGTCTGCTTCGTTTTCTCGGCGGCTTTGGCTGCCGCCTTGCGGGTGCGTTCTGCCGCGCCCTTGATACCCTTTGCGGTATTGCGGGCTTCCTTTGCATACTGCCGCTTGATTTTCTGCTTCTGCCAAAACCGGGAAATGGGGTTACTGGTTAGCTGCGGGTTCTCATGCAGGGTCTTGTGATACTGAAAGTCCATATTTGCCCGAAAAGCCGCTTTTTCTGCCTTTGCCGCTTCCCGGTAGGGTTTCAGCTTATGGTTGCGGTAGCCCTGCTTGATTTTCCGCGCCCCGTACTTCAATCCCCGTTCTGCGGCTTCCTCGCTCTTGTGTGCGCCCTCCACGCCGGAATTATCCTTTTCGACAGAATGGATTTTGTTATGTACCAAAATCCCGGCTTCCTGTGTGGGGCGGGATAGCGGGTTGTGCTTCTCCTTAAATCCGGGCGGCTTGTCCTTTTCCTCAAAGTGCAGGCGGGTCTTGCCTTTCCCGGTGGTTTCGTCAAAGGTGCGCTCTTTTACCAGTTTCTTTTCTTTGGGGATAGCTGCCTTTGCCTTATCCAAGCGGTCGGCGGCTTTATCGGATTTCTTGATATACTTTTCAAGCTCCGGGGCAACGCGTTCCTCGTCGGTAAATTGCAGCCGGGAAGATTTCGTCCCGGCGGTAGCTTCTGCCTGTGCTTTTCGTACTGCCTTTTTACTGGCTTTTCGTGTATGGGCGGCGTCGATATGCTTCATGACGCGCTCCGTTTTGCCTGTGTCCGCTTTGGGGGCAGCTCCCGGCACATGGGGAAGCGGGCTTGTATCAGATACCGGGGGAAGCTGCATAGCGTCCTGTGCCGCCTGTTGTTCCGGGGTCTTTTGTAAATCCGCGTCCCGTATGCGGTTGCTGATACGTTCCGTGTCTCCCGTGGTCTGATTTTCTGCGATAGCCCCGTCGCGGGTCATTTTCTGCGTGATTTTATCGCGGGGCTTTAATGGGTCTTTCAAGTGTTACCACCTCCAATCCGCGCCCCTGCAAGGGCGCAATACTCGGCGTTCAGTTCAATGCCGATATAGCGGCGGTCAAGGCTTTGCGCTGCAAGCCCGGTGGTGCCGCTTCCAAAGAACGGGTCTATCACAACGCCGCCTTTCGGACAGCCCGCAAGTATGCACGTTTCCGCGAGCTTCGGGGGATAGGCGGCAAAATGCCCGCCCTTGTACGGTACGGTATTGATAAGCCAAACGTCCCGCTTGTTTCTTGTGGTCGGCATAAGGGCGTCGTCATAATAGCTGCCGCTGCGGGGCTGATTGATACCCTGTACCTTGCCCTGTCCTGGTACTTCCTCGGCGTATTTGTGTCCTGCGCTGCGCCCTTGCCTGTAGCGCGCAGCCGTTCCCGGCGCGATCGGCTCTGCAATGGCGGCAGCGTCATAGTAATATTTCTTTGATTTCGTCAGTAAAAAGATATGCTCATAGCAGCGGCTCGGTCGGTCGCGGCAGCTTTCCGGCATAGGGTTTTCTTTCAGCCAGATAATATCGCTGCGTAAATACCACCCGTCAGAGCGCAGGGCAAAGGCAAGAAGCCACGGAATACCGATTAAATCCTTTTGCTTGCAGCCCGCTTTCATGCCGCTGCCGCAGTATGTGTCTGCGATATTCAGCCAAAATGTCCCGTCGTCTTTGAGTACCCGGCGCAGCTCCCGGAACACTTCCACAAGCCGCCCGATATACTGCTCCGGCGTGTCCTCACGTCCAATCTGCGCGTCAAGCCCGTAGTCCCTTAGTCCATAGTAAGGCGGGCTTGTGACGCAGCAGTTCACGCTTTCGCTCGGAAGCTCCCGCAGGGCATAGAGGGCGTCGCGGTTGATGATTACGTCTGTTTTCATGGCTTGCTCACTTCCTCCGGCTTTGTCGTAAGCAGACAGTAAAGCTCGGTGTCCGTCGGGAAGCGGTCAATGAACGGCAGCACCACATTCCCGTAAAAGATAAGCCCCTCGCCCGCTTCGGTGTGGGTTACATACTTCATCTGCTGCGGGGAGATGTTAAGCTGCTTTGCAAGGATAGCCCGGTCGCCCTGTGCCTGATTGAGCATGAGGACAAAATCGGAGTTTTCAAAGATATTCTCGACTTCGCGGCTGCTTAAAAGGTCTTTGACGTTCTGTGTGATAGCCGTCGGTATGCCGCCCCATTTACGAAAACGCTTCCAAATCTCCACAGAATAGGCTGCGGTCTGTTCCTCTTTCAAAAGCAAATGAAATTCGTCCATATAGTAACGGGTTGCCTTTTTCTCGGCGCGGTTGACGGTCACGCGGTTCCACACCTGGTCTTGCACAATGAGCATACCTAATTTTTTGAGCTGCTTTCCAAGCTGCTTAATATCAAAGCAGACAAGACGGTTTGAAAGCTCCACGTTGGTACGGTGGTTAAAGACGTTCAGAGAGCCGGAAACATAAAGCTCCAATGCCGCCGCAATGCGGGCAGCTTCCGGCTCCGGCTGTTTCAGCAGTTCGTTGTAGAGGTCGCCCAAAATCGGCATTTTTGCCGGGTCGGGGTCTGCAAGGAAAGGTCGGTACACATTCCTAACGGCGCGGTCAATGACGGTCTTTTCCACGGGCTGCAAGCCCTCTTTGCCGCCGATAACAAGCTCGCAGAGGGAAAGGATAAAGTCGGATTTCAAGGCAAGCGGGTTGTCGTCCTCGGAGTAGTTGAGGTTAATATCCATAGGGTTCACATACTGGGGCTTGCCGTCCATGCCTTTTCCGGCAGGCGACAGACGTATCACTTGCCCGCCCAAACGCTGCACAAGGGAAAAATATTCTGCTTCCGGGTCGCAGATAATAATATCGTCGTCGGTAATGAGAAAGGCGTTTGTCATTTCCCGTTTTGCCGCAAAGGATTTACCGCTTCCCGGTGTTCCAAGAATAAGCCCGTTGGGATTTTTCAGTTGCTTGCGGTCGCAGAGTATCATGTTGTTACTAAGGGCATTTAAGCCGTAGTAAAGGGCTGCACCCCTTTGGAAAAGCTCCTGCGTGATGAACGGGATAAAAATAGCGGTGCTACTGGTCGTAAGCCCTCTTTGAATGGGGATAAGGTTCTCCCCAAGAGGAATAGAGGACATAAAGCCCGCTTCCTGCAAATAGTCAAGGCGGGTCAGAGCGCAGTTGTTTTTCTGTGCAAAGCCCGCCGTAGCAAAGATGTCATTATCCAGTTTCCGCTTCGTGTCTGCCATGTTTACCACAAGGAACGTCAGCAGAAACATTCTTTCATTTCTGCTCTGTAAATCCTGCAAGAGATTTTTCGCTTCGCTGCCGAACGTGGCAAGGTCGGACGGAATTATATCCATATCGTACCCGCTGCGTACCGCCTTTTTCTGTTCCTCAATCTTCATCTTGTCGAGGTCGGTAATTTTGCGCTTGATAGTCTTGATTGCTTCGCTCTGGTCGATACTGCGGATATGCAGATTGACGATAATTCCGTTTTCAAGGTCGAGAATGTCCGAAAGCATACGGTCGTTCAGCTCCGGCGCAAGGATTTCAAGGAAGCTAACAGCACCGAGCTTGCGCCCCATGCGAAACGTCCTGCCGTCGCCAAAGCGGAACGAGGACGGGGCGATAAAGTCCTTTGTGGTAAGCCCGGACGGTACAAGCCAGTCCCAAGAGAAACGGAACGGCTCGCCCTCCGGGTGGAAAATCCCATGCAGTACGTTCAAGCGTTCCTGTCCGTTCATGGGGCGGGCGGTTACACCAAGCACCTTAAAATTATTGAGTACGTCGGTTTCGATACGGGAAAGGCGGGCTTTTGCCGCCGCAAGATTGTCCGCTTCAATGGAAAAGGTAATGTACTTGCACTTTTCCAGTCCGTTGTTGCCTTTTTCAAGCTGATTTTTAAGCATATCCGCGTACTCCCTGCGGATAGAGTTAAAAGCGTCGTCCTGCGCCGGAATTTCGATAGCCGCCTGTGCCTTTTCCTTTCTTGCACCCTGATTGATGAAAGAGAGCTGCACCGAAACGGAAGCGTCAAAGTAGTTGAGAAAATCGCACCAGTTTTCAAAAATGGCTGTCTTATCGTCTGCCTGTGCAAGCTGATAGTTAATATCTTCAAAGACAAGGCTTTTACTGTATTTCTTTTCCGTTACCCTGCAAATCCCGTCCGGGTACATCTGCAAGTAGGGAATGGTCTGTTGTGCGGTGCGGGGCTTCCCGTCGCCCTTTGCCGCCTGTATCACGGCGGCGATTTCTTTCTTTTCTGCGCGGGTCAGCTTACGCTTCACGGGATTTTTTACCGCGCGGGTCATGGTTTTTCGTTCTGCCATTGACAATAGCCGATACCTCCTTTTCCAGTTTTCGTTGTTTTTCTATGACGGCATAAAAATTTTCCGTCTGATAGGGGCGTTCCTTTGGTCGGATAAACTTTGTCTGAATGACGTTCTTTATCACGATTTCAAGGGGCTGCCCGTGTTTTTCATACATTGCCAAGAGGAAGCAGGGAAGCATAACGACAATCATTGCAAATGCCGCCATGCTTGTTCCCGCGCTGTCTTTGAGCAAAAAGAAAAGCGGTAGTCCCATAGCGAGGGCTGCCGCAAAACATATAATCTGCCGCTTTGTCAGATTAAAAGCGACTTTCGTTTTGATTTTTGATAAGTCTTTGGGTACGGGTACATACGCCAAGTGAAAACCTCCTCCTTTCGGTCTTTAATGGGCGTTAAATATTGACTTCGCAAGTGCGCCTGTTTTGAATAGGGAGAAGCACAAAATCACGGTGTAGGCTGCAAGGGAGAAAATCGCGCTGTGCAGGTTGTCCGCTACAATCATGCTACCAACCAAAACCGCATAAATGCCGACGCATATCATTATGAGGAAGCCTTGAAAACCGAGGGCGAACAGGGCTTTTAAGTAGTTGTTGCCTATCTGCCCCCACTCTCTGTTGGTCATAGTTGCAAACGGGATAGGCGATACCGAACAGTAAAGGTAAATTTCTATCATTCTGCCGTACAGGATAACCGTGATAAGCACCGACATGATTTTCATGCAAAGGCTCACAAGGCTTGTTTCCATAACGAGCAAAAGCAGTTCGGGGATTTCCATAGCGTCAAGTCCGGCTTGCATGGACGAGAGGGCGGCGTCAACGTCGATATTCGTATTGCCGCCGATCACGCCCGCTGCGCCGGAAACAACGTGCTGCGCCATATCGAACACCGCCATAGTGATAGTAAAGGTGTGGGTAACGAGATACACCGCTACCCACGCCTTGAAAAACCACTTAAAGAACATGAACGTGTCAATATCGTGCATATTGTTCTTTTCCGTTACCATGCTGATAAGCTCCACGCATAGAACGTAGGTAATGACAAGCCCCGCAATGGGTACAATCACATTTTCCGACAAACTCTGTATCATGGAAAATATGCCTGCGTTCCACCCCTGCGGGGTTTGTCCTACCTCTGCGGCGATAGTTCCGACTTTTTCGTTTACGTCCCCGAACATAGTTGACAGATTACCGTTAATGGCTCCAATGAGGATTTCCTTTATCCATTCGTTAATCGCGTCAAGTATGCTCTGCATAGGCTAACCCCGCCGCTTAACCGAACAGGCCGGAAAGCAGAGGTACAAGGGTGCCACCGATAAGGGCAACGCCGCCGCCCGCCATGAGCTGTGTTATGCCTAATTAGCTGGAACATATCCATTTCCCCTTGATTTCATTGGCTTTTGAAATTGCCGGAAACCATAGGGTTCATACCTAATTAGGTGTAACAACAGCCATCGGCGGGCGGCGGCGTGTCAAGAAATATATGGAGTTGTTAAGAACCGCCCCGGCGGGGACAGGTCAGGCTGTGACCTGTTCCACTTCCGGGAGGGGTTTGAGATTAAAATGAATTTCGATAGAAATGTGTCTTGTCTTATCATCGTCTATGGATTCGTGGACGATGATTTCTTTAATCAGGCGGTTCAAGGTGGCTGCGTCCAGTTCGGTGATGTCCCTGTACGCCTGAATGGATTCTATCCATTGCTGTGCGTCATCGGCAAGCTGGATTTCATCATGCAGCAGCTTCCTTGTTTTGTCTACCCGTTCCTTTAGTTCCTTTTGCTCCTTCTGGGTCTTTTCCATCAGGAGTTGGAAGTTGGTTTCGCTGACACGTCCGGCAACCATATCCTCATACAGCCGCATAACCAGCTTTTCCAGAACCTCAATCCGTTCCTCGTCTTTGGCAAGGGAGCGTTCCAGCGCTTCCCGCTGTCCCTTTTGCTGGGCTTTGCAGGAATCGGAGAGCCGGTCAGCCACCGCTTCCCCGTCTACCAGTGCGGCATTGGCGCACTCCCGGATTTTGTGGAGGACAAGGGTGGAAAGCGTGTCAAGGTCTATCCGGTGCTGGCTGCAATGGTTCTTCCCATAGGCATTGTAGGTCTTGCAGGAGTAAATCTGCTTCGGGTGCTTGTCGTTTGTCATACGGACGGTCAGGGACTTCCCGCACTCGCCGCATTTGATAAGCCCTGCAAACAGGCTGATTTCCCCGGTGTTCCTCGGACGCTGGCGGGATTTTAGCTTTTCCTGCACAATGTCAAAACTCTTTTTGTCAACCAGCGGCTCATGCTGTCCCTCCACCACAATCCAGTCCTCCGGCTTTTTCTCCCGGATAGTTCCGATTTTGAAGCGGTAGTCCGTTTTCTGGGAAGCGATTGCCCCGGTGTAGACGGGATTCATCAAAATGTCTTTAATGACGGAGAAATCCCACATATACCTGCCGTTCTCCGGGTCTTGCTTCTCCCACTTGGTACGGACATTGCGGAAGCCACGTTCCCGGTTCCACCATGTCGGGCAGGGGATTTTCTGTTCTTCCAGCCTGCGCCGGATATAGTTGGGGCCGTGTCCATTGAGCGCCCAACTGAAAATCAGCCGGACAATGGGGGCAGTTTCCTCGTCCACCAACAGATGGTTTTTGTCCTCCGGGTCTTTGCGGTAGCCGAAGGGGGCAATGCAGCCGGTAAACTTCCCCTTCTGGGCTTTCAGGAGATAAGAGGAATGTACCTTCTTGGAAATATCCTTGCTGTACATCTCATTCAGGATATTTTTGAAAGGCGCAATGTCGTTATTCTCCCGCAGGGTGTCGATACCGTCATTCATTGCGATATAGCGTACTCCATGCCGGGGGAAGAAATCCTCAATCAGCGTCCCAGTCTGCAAGTAGTTCCTTCCCAGACGGGAAAGGTCTTTCGTGATAACAAGGTTTACCTGTCTGCGCTCAATGGCTTTTAACATCCGTTTCAGGTCGGGACGCTCCATGTTAAGCCCCGTGTAGCCATCGTCCTGATAGACCGCTGTAACCTCCCATCCCTGCCGCTTGCAGTAGTTTTCCAGCATATCCCGCTGGTTTGCAATGCTGGCGCTCTCCCCGTCAAGGTCATCGTCTTTACTTAACCGGCAGTAGATGGCAGCCCGGAAGCCGCCAGCCAGCACCTCGTCCATGCCTGTGTATTCATAACTGTTCATCATAACCGTTACCCGCACAATCCAGACGGTACATCGGTTTTCTGAACCGTATCTTTATTATACTCTATTTCTTGTGTTTTCGCAAGATTATTCCGCTTGTCTTTTCCTCCGTACCTCTGTGCAATCAGGCTCACAAATACGTCCGTAGCGTCCAGTTCGCCATCAAATACGGCAGTTACATGAATCTCTGTTTTGTTTTTCGCCATAGGCATTTACCTCCATACATGAAAATAGCCAGACATGGAGAGGGCGGCAACGAAGTCCGGCAACGGGCTTCAAAAAACCTTGCAAATCATCTCTGTCTGGCGGTTACGTTATTATTTATATTTTCTTTTCTTTTTCGGTTGTTTTGGTTGTCAGAGGGGAGAAAAGCCCGCAGTTACGGGATTTTCCCCGGCAACCGGCTCGGCAACGGGATAGCAACAAAGCCGACAACGGGATAGCTTTGGGGCAGATTTTTTCAGAAGGGAAGTTCTATCTGCTCTGTGACCTCCACGAATCCCTCCGGGGTTTTTCCGGCTCCGTTGCCGCTGTCCGTTGCCGGAGTTTCCCGTTCCCAGCCCTTTTGTCTGCCGTACTCCGGGAACATTCGGGGATTGGAAAAATACTTCCAGCCGGTCATACAGTGGTGCATGATGTCATTGATTTCCCGGATTTCCCATTGCTTCGGCTCGTCAAAGGGGTGGTTTAAGGCTTCCTTGTATAGCTGTTTGGAACAGACCGCTTCGCCGGTAAAACGGTCAAGGTATGCCTGAATCATTCCGGCTTTGGTGTCCTCTGGCATAAATTCCCGCTGATGTTCTTTGAGGTAGGCGGTCATCTCCGGGGAGAAGGACAGCTTCACGTCTCCGGTGCGGTAAAGCTCCATTGCTTCCGCCCATACCTGTTCCAGATAGGTTCTGGAAGCAGCTTCGTCCTCCAAAATGTGAACCTCCGCCTGTTCCGGGTTTACCATGACCGGCAGGAAACGCCGGTTGCCGGAACGGTCAAGGGGCAGGAAGTCCGGGGCGTTGGACGTGCCGCCGAACACGCATTGACGGGGGCGGTCTGCCGGGTGGGTTTCATAGGGTATCTTGTAGACCTCCTTCTGGCGGCTTAAAAAAGACTTGATTTCCTCAATGCTCTTGGCGTTTGCGGTGGCAATCATCTCTGACATTTCGATAATCCAGTGCCCTTGCAGCTTGCGGTATACGTTGTCATCGTCCAGCTTTCTAAGGTCATCGGAAAACCACTCGTCCCTCACAGCCAGCAGCCGGAAAAAGGTGGACTTCCCGGCTCCCTGACCGCCCACCAGACAGAGCATGACTTCAAACTTGCAGCCGGGGGAGAATACCCGGTGAATGGCTCCCAGAAGGAACAGCCGCAATGCCTGATGGGTATATTCATCTGCACCGGCTCCTAGAAAGCGCCGCAGACAAAAGCGGATTCGCTCTGTCCCGTCCCATGTCAGGCGGCTTAGATAGTCCCGGATTGGGTGGTAGCTGTTCTCATTGGCGGCAAGGTCGGCGGCGTCCGCTATCTTTTTCTCGCTTGTCAGCCCATAGGTTTCTTCCAGATAGAGCCGGATATATTTCATGTCCATGTCGGTCATGGACTTCCCAAACGCCCGCCGGTGTCCGATGGGCTTCATCATGTCGGTGCGCTCGGTCAGCAGGTTCTTGGCAACCGCCCCGGAAAGCAGCGGGTCATACTGGAACACGGTCAGGCAGTTCTTGATACTGTTGCGGAAGCCACCTTTTTCTGTGGTTTCCAGCATGGATTTTACTTCCTCAACGCTCCGGGGCGGCGGGGCGGCTTCTATGGTGTCGGTTACAGCCTGCCGTATCTCTGGCGGCAAGGTCTGCCATTCTCCGTTCAAGGTTCCTCACTTCCTCTCCGTATTCGATAACAAGGAAAGCCCGTTCCTGCATATCCGAAAACAGCAGCACGTCCAGCAGATATTCCACATGGGATTTGTTCTGCAAGGCTTCCACAAACAAAGGGTTCCATGCGTCCTCCGGGGTCTTGGGGGCATAGTCCCGTTCCCATCGGCGCAGTAAATGATAGTAGTCGGACAGTACCCGGAAACAGTGGCGCTCCATGCGCCGGAATTGCTGCTCCGGGGATTCCTGCGGTATCTTGGGGCGGCTCCGGCTTCTGTTCGGCGGCTCCCTGTCCTCATAGGGAATGGAAAAATCCGCTGCCAGCCGCAGGGCGGCTTCCTTTGCCGGGATTCCTTCCAGCCGGGAAACAAAGTCAATCACGTCCCCATCTGCCTGACAGCCGAAACAGTGATAGCGGCGGTCTGCCTTCATGCTGGGGGTTCTGTCCTCATGGAAGGGGCAGCACACCATCCCGTTCCTCCCCACACGGATTCCATAATGCTCTACAGCCTGTCTTGCGGTGACAGACTGCTTCACGGCTTCAAATACATTCATGTGCAGCCCTCCTTTCGTCTGCATAGAAAAAGCGCCTGACATTCCCGGTTGAAAATGCAGACGCTTAGTGTTCCATATCCTGTTGTTTCTGTGTCCGGGGCGGCAGCTTCTTCTCTGCCCGTTCCTCCCGGATTCTCTGTTCCCGTCCTTTCAGTTCCCCGATGGTGGATTTCTTTTTGCCCGGTTCGGCGGTCTGTCGGTACTGGTCGGACGGTAAGACCTGATTCAGCCAGTGCCGCACGTCCCTTAAAATCCGCACATCAGCCTGAACCGCTTCCAGTGCCGCCTTATGGGAAGCCACTTCCTCGGTAAGCTGTCCCTTTTCCTCTGTCAGCTTCTTGGGGTTGTACCGTTTTCCCTCCAAATGGGCTTTGAAATAGCGAACAGCGGCATAGTAAGCGTCCAGTTCCTCCCGGTGGGCGGTGGCAAACTGTTCCTTTGGTTTCTTCCATCGGATAGCGGCATACTCGGCATGAACCGGCTTCCCGGCTTCAAAGTTTTCGATATGGGAAAGCAGGGTATCAATCTCCCGGATACGCTTTTCCTTCGGCTTCATCTCTGCCCGGATAGAAACGGCTGTTTCGCTGACCTTATCCAGATAGGTGTCAAGGCTCGCCACGGTGGAAATCTCTTTCTGCCGCAGGAAGTCAAGGGCTTCCATGACTTTGTTAAAATCAGAAACCGTTCCTTTTAACTTCCCCTTAGAAGTCCAGCCGGAGCGTTCTCCACTCCGCAAATCCAGATACCGGGAAAGCAGTTCCGGCAGGGTGGGTTCCCGCTTTTCTTCCAGCGCCGCAAGGACAGTCTGCTTCTTTTCTTTCAGGTCGGCAAGCCAGCCCTTTAAGCTGCGTACCATCTGCCGGATAGACTGCATAATGGCGTTGGCAGCTTTAATATCCCGGTTTAGGTTTCCGATGTTGGTCGGTATTCCCTGTTTCTCCATGTGGCTGACCGCAGCCCCCATGTGGACGGTGGGGATTTTATCAATGCCCTGCCGGGCGTAGGAGCGAAGGTCAAGGCGTTCCGGTAGGGCGTTGGCTTCCAGATAGCGGTTGGAAGTGTCTGCCCAGCCCTGCCGCCAGAGTTCCGCTTTGGTCTGGTCGTTCCAGTCTACGGTGTCCTCCTTATGGCTTTTCCAGTTGCCGGAGGGAAGCCGGATTCGCTCCCCGTTTTCGTCAAGGTCATAGACCTTCCGGGACTTGGGAAGCCATCTGCCGGTTTCGTCCATTGCCCGCATGGTTAAAAGGATATGGGCATGGGGATTGCCGTCCCCTTTGTCGTGAATGGCAAAATCGGCAATCATGCCTTTGGAAACAAAAAACTCCCGGCAGTAGTCCCGAAGCAGATCAGCGTGCTGCCCCGGGGGGATTTCCCTCGGTATGGCAAGCACGATTCTGCGGGCAAGCTGGGAATTCCATTGTTTCTCAATGGCTTCGGCGGCGTTCCATAGGGTGTTGCGGTCTGCATATGACTGCGGGGCATGGGGCGGCAGCATGATTTCCTTGTGAACGATTTCGCTCTTGTTGGAATAGTATTTCTGTTCCCCATCATATTCCGAAAACAGCCGTTCTCCGCTTTGGTAGGCTGCGGCGGCAACGGCTGACTGGCGGTTGCTGCGCTGAATGATGTTGATGTCATAGTGTGGACATGGCAAGTCTGCGTTCTCCTTTCTCCCGGTTCCGAGCATGAAAAAAGCAGGGAACCGTTTCTGATTTCCTGCTTAGGTGTGCCGCCGGTGGGCGGCTGGTATTTGATTGTTACAAATCATTTATTCTGGTAAAAGGCTTCCATTGCCTGTCCAATAAACTCCGTAGTGCCTTCCCCATAAACGCTATCCTGTGCCGTTTGAATTTCCTTGTTTGTACGATAGGCAGTAGCTATTTCCATCACCATAGAAGTAGCATCTGGCAGTTGGAACATCTGCTTTGTCAAGAAATCGTATTCTCCAACTAATTCTTTCACTTCTGGAGAATTTATATCCTGACCTTTCTTTCCTGCCAATGTCTGAATAATCTCTCCCAGCCGTTTTTGATAAACCGGAAAGCTTTCAGTATTTCCCGGATTTTTAGACGCTTCCAGTGCCTTATCTTTGCTGCCATACCACTCCACAATCTTCTGGAAATTTTTCTGAACGGCTTCGGTAGAAGCATCTTCAAGGAATTTTTTCTTCCATTCCTCCATACTGCCATAATGCTCAATAAAAATAGCTTTCTGTTCCTCGCTCATATTAGCTGCCATAGAGTTGTACATATCCTCTAATTCAGTTTTGCTAAATACTTCAAAATCCATTGTGTTATCTCCTTTCAAAATCCTGTCAATACTGGTAATCAGACGCTCCATGCGTTCTTTCTTTGCCACCAGCATTTTTCTCTGCATTTGCAGAATCTGGTTTTTTTCAAGAACTGGATTTTCTATGACAGCTTTGATTTCTTTAAGAGGAATATCAAATTCACGGAAAAACAAAATCTGCTGTAATGTTTCCAGTGCCTTATCGTCATAAAGCCGGTATCCCGCTTCACTTTTTTCTGTCGGCTTTAGCAACCCGATTTCATCATAGTAATGAAGCGTGCGAACGCTGATACCTGTTAAATCTGATATTTCTTTTACTGTCCTCATAGCTGTTGACCTCCTGTTCCTGATATACTCACTTTAGTCTATGACGCTCCGTTAGGGTCAATAGTTAATTTCAAATTTTTCTTTGAGTATATCATTTTTTCTTCACATCGGTAGAAACAACAAAAGCTAATATAAAACTTGCTGACCGGGAATAGCTTGCAAGGCAAGGTGTTTCCGGGCGGCAAGTCTGCGTACTCCTTTCTCCCGGTTCCGGACATGAAAAAAGCAGGGAACCGTTTCTGATTTCCTGCTTAGATGCTGCCGATGAGCGGGCGGCTGATATTTAGTTTTTAATTATCCTGTATCATTTGTTCAGTAATTTTTGAAAAGATAAGGGGAATACTGTATTCGTATTGTTTACCATTTTCATAATCGGATAATAAAATGGTAAGTGTATCTTCTCTTATTTCTTCATCTTTAGGAACCGTATAAGTAAAAGATGTGGAAGAATAATTAGATATTTTTCCATTAACTACTGAGGCAGTATACTCCCAATCTTCTATTTCAGTAGTAATAACTACAGTTGTTTCTTTTTCTCTACCATTTTGTAATGCAGGCTTATCAATTTGCACTTTAAACGGTAAAGACTCCTCTGTAGCTTCGGTTACTTTGACTGTTTCAAGTTCTTCAGAACCCGTCTCAATGGATTGAGTTTCTCTTTCTGAAGCTATTGTTGATTCTTGAGCAGATTCAACAACTTCTTTCTTTTCATTTGCAGTTGTGTTGTTTGTAGAGCACGCACATAATAACATGGAACACAACATCAACATTATAGCTATTACTTTTACTTTCATATTCATTCCTCCTAACTCTAATTTTTCCTATAGGACTAACGCCCATTATCTAAAATTGTTTGTACATGACTTGTGCTTGAATTAAGTTTAGCATATCCATAGACAACCTACAATGTTCTTTTTATTACGGTTTTCTTATCGACTTGCAAAGCACGTTGTTTCTGGGCGGCAAGTCCACAAAAGGGTAGCTGGCGCAGCCAGCGCAGGGGAAGTGTAGCGTCCCCTGTGAGGAATGGAAGCTGATTGCAAATCTGCTGGAAATCATCTGCTTTCCGCAGGAAGCCCCCGGCAGGGCGCAACGCACCGGCTTGACCGGTGTATAGTTGCGCCCTCTTTCAGAGGGGAAAGCAGCTGCTTGCCGTTCTGAAAGCAAAACTGCCGTTTCCGGCAATCGTTTTTTACTCCCTCTGTGGGTTCTTGGCAAGAATGGATTCCATAAGCTGCCGGGCAGCTTCCTGATGAAACAGCACTCTCAAAATTTGGCTGACCTGTTCATCGGTCACAGCTTCCGGGTGGGGAAAATAACTTTCCAGCATTGCCCCTCTGGTGCAGAGCCGGTGCGTCCGTTCTTTCCGGGTAAGCTGCTTAATCTGGTGTTCCAATATCTTTTCTTCATGCTGTGCCCGCCGCAGCTTGGCTTCGGTCTTTTCAATCTCACGGCTTAACCGTTCCAGCTTTTCACTCATAGGTCAACCTCTTTCCGTGGAATCAATAGATAGATGTGGTTCGGCTCTCCAAAACCCCGACGTACCCGCATAATCAGTCCGGCGTTCTCCAACTCATTCAGGGAACGCTTCACGGTCATGCTGCTTCGGCAGAGTTCCTCCGATAATTCCACGATGGGGAAACAGATAAACAGAATCCCGTTGCTGTCCTCCATGCCCGCCATTTGCAGTGTGTCCAACAACAGAGCATACAAAACCTTTGCAGTATTGCTGATAGGAAGCCGCAGCGCCGCTTTAGGAAGCGGCATACAGGGCGGCAGGGGCGTGTCAATTGTCATAAATTCAAAATCCATTCAGGCAGGTTCCTCCTTCTTTTTCTTGGCTCGTTTGGATAAATACTGGGGGCATTCCACCACAACCGCCCGGAAACTCTGCTTGCAGGTGTGCTGGCATTTCCGGCAAAGGTCGTTGTAGGTCATACGCCCCCGGTCATTGAGGAAGAAAGCAAGTTCCTTCTTCAACTTTTTCGGCATTCTCGGCAT